ATGTGGTTGGGTGACTAATGTTAAAAAAATTAAGCAATCAACATGTGTTGTTTGCAAATGAATATCTGATTGATCGAAACGCGACACAAGCCGCCATTCGTTCAGGGTTCAGTGAAAAAACAGCAAGTGTGAAAGGTTATTCACTGACAAAAGACCCCCTGGTCAACGAGTTGATCAATAAATTGATCGACGAACGCAACGAGCGCGTAAAAGTCGATGCTGATTATGTTTTGAAACGGGTCACCGAAATTGACCAAATGGATGTTATCGACATTCTGAATGATGACGGATCAATCAAACCGGTTAGTGAATGGCCTTCAATTTGGCGTCAAATGTTGTCTGGTATCGACCTTGCGGAAATATGGGAAGGTTCAGGTGATCAGCGTCAGCTTGTTGGGATTCTGAAAAAGATCAAATGGCCTGACAAGGTCAAAAACCTTGAATTGATGGGTAAACACGTCAAGGTTCAAGCGTTCAAAGAGAAAATTGAACACGAAGGTGATTTGAGTAATTTAGTGCCGGTGATTAACGTCACATTGGGTTGACGTTGTGGAAATTGATTTAAAGTTACACCCACAACAAGCGATTGCGTATCAATCGCCCGCAACAGAAATTTTATACGGTGGCGCCGCTGGCGGTGGTAAATCACACTTGATGCGTGTGGTTGCGATTATCTTGTGTTGCAGCATTCCAGGTTTACAGGTTTATTTGTTCAGGCGCATATCTGACGACCTATACAAGAACCACATGGAAGGCGCAGGGGGTTTTTATGCACTTCTCGCACCCTGGTTTAAATTAAAGTTAGTTCGTTTTAATGGCTCTAAAAACTATTTAGAGTTTTGGAACGGTGCAAAAATTTGGCTTTCACACTGCCAATATGAAAAAGACTTGATCAAGTACCAGGGACCGGAAATTCACGTTCTTTTGATTGATGAATTGACCCACTTCACAGAAAAACAATACCGCTTTTTACGCGGTCGTTTACGATTAGGTGATTTGGAAGTCCCTGAACAGTACAAGGGAAAATTACCGTTGTCGTTATGTGGGACCAACCCCGGCGGCACCGGTCACATTTGGGTCAAACGAACATTTGTTGATAAAGCACCACCTTTGAAGGTTGAACGCCAGAACAAAAAAGAAGGTGGGATGTTGCGTCAATACATTCCCGCGAAACTAGATGACAACCCAACGTTGCTAAAAAATGACCCGGACTATATTGACCGGCTTGAAGGATTGGGGAACCCGGCACTTGTCAAAGCAATGCGCGACGGTGATTGGAATATCGTAGCGGGTGGGGCGCTTGACGATGCCTGGTCAGTGAATTTGTTGTTGCCACGGTTCAACATTCCGTCTTCATGGACCGTTGACCGGTCTTTCGATTGGGGTTCGTCACATCCGTTTTCGGTCGGTTGGTGGGCAGAAGCCGACGGCACAGAAGCATTGTTACCAGACGGTTCAACGTTTTGTCCACCAAAGGGTTCAATCATTCAGTTTGCCGAATGGTATGGAACCAAAGAGTTTGGGACAAATGAAGGTTTGAAACTGTCATCCGGTGAGATTGCACAAGGGATTAAAGACCGCGAAACAGAAATGTTGAAAGGTGGGTTGATCACTAAAACTGTGAAAGCAGGGCCAGCGGATAATCAGATTAGTAACATCATTGATAAGTCAGTCCCAACGATTGCGAAAGTAATGGCGGGTAAAGGGATCAAATGGTCCAAGTCTGACAAATCGAGCGGTTCACGCGTTATCGGTTTGGAATTATTGCGAAACAGGATGAAAGAAGTTCAAAAGTCGCATCCTGAAAACCCTGGTATTTATTTCACTGAAAATTGTGTTGCTTCAATTTCAACACTTCCTTCATTGCCACGGGATGAAAACAAAATTGAAGACGTAGACACCAAAGCTGAAGATCATGTGTATGACATGGTTCGATATAGAGTGTTAGCAGCTAATAAAGCGGCGAAAGCCATTAACCTAGAATCAGTTGTGTAAGGTAAAACAATGGAAACACACCACGGCGACGCAACCGGTTTGAGCGGTGCAATCATTCTTATTCTTTCTGTTGTTGCTGAATTTTTTCATGATTCGATTGGGTGGCTAGACGCACACACCGGCGCTGTTGTTGCGTTGTGTGCAATTGGTGGCTTTGTTCTTTCTTGGGTAAGTGTAATTCAACGAAATAGGGCGTTAAAAAGATGAAAAGTTTAATGGTTTGCAAAGCCGCGTTAATCGCGGTTTTTTTATGCGTGTCGGGTTGTTCGACGTTCGAAACCTTGGGCGATTACGTTCGTGAAAATCCGGTTTTTACTTCGATAGCAACGCGTCAAGCGGTTGCACGATACATTGCGGCGGGTGAAACGGAAGCAGAACAAAGCGAACGCGGGTTAAATGTCTCGAAAACGTCAGACAAAGTTATTGCAGTGCTTGAGGGCAACCCCACAACCACGGTTGATACGTTGTTGTTAACGATTGATAGCGCTATTGATTGGGGCGAACTGTCACCACCTGACCGCATTCTAGTAACCGACATCATTGTTTTGGTTGAATCTGAATTACGTAAATACGAAGTCGAATACAGTCCGATTGATGACAACGCGCGCGTTGCGATTCGAGGGCTTTTTGAAGTCGCGAAGTCAGCCGCACAAATCTACTTGTTGAAATAGCATGTTTTTATCACGCGTAAAACTTGAAACATTCGGGCGCAATAAATGGCGCTTGCTTGAACCGTTGAAATATGTGACGGAAACCGTTGACGTTTTGACGGTCCCAAAGGGTTTTGTGTGTGATCTTGCTTCGATCCCTCGCGTATTTCGCTTGATGGTTGAAGTAAACGGGCGGCACAGGGAAGCGGCAACCCTTCACGATTGGTTGTATTACAAGAAGGGTCACGGCGCTAAATACGTGCTATTGACGCGCGAACAGTGCGACGACCTTTTTTATGAGGCTATGATAAATAGCGGCGTTCCAGCTTGGAAAGCTTGGACTATGTGGGCAGGCGTTCGAATGGGCGGCTGGGTAGCTTGGAGCAATAAATGATGCGACTTTTAGCGATTTTTTCAATTGTATTTTTTGTAGCGATGAGCGCGAAAGCTGCAAACATTGTTCTAACGTACGACACGCCGACAGAGCGCGAAGATGGATCAGCGCTGCCAATTGAGCAGATCGACGGCTATAAACTTTACAGGTCACACAACGGCGCAGCGCCCGAAATCACAAATATTCCCGCCGACCAGAATAGCTATATTTTTAGCGATGTTGAAACCGGCGTTTATACGTTCGAAATTTCAACGGTCGATTCTGATTTAATCGAAGGTGCAAAAAGCGAATCGATCACGGTGCCAGTTTTAGCAGGGCCAAGCGCGCCAGCGTTTACGCGGATCATTAAAGAAACGTGTGACGCTATGGGCAATTGCGAGCAGGAAATTATTCTAGAGGTTTCGCAATAGTATGACTATCGTATATGTCGGCGGCGAAACTGAAAGCGGCTACTCTTCAACCGCGACGATCACCCACGGCTTAACGATCCTAGAGGGCGATTTTGTCCTTGCGTATATAAACCGTAATGACATCGTTGAGATTGGAAACGTAACAACGGGCGAACCTTGGTCGAAGGGAAAGAGCGAACAGCCGATAGACGAAACAGCAAACCACGCGGTTTATCACACTGTCGCAGGTGCCAGTTTCCCCGCAACATTGAATTTCGATCTAGGCGCGGCAGCGGATTATCAAGTAATCGTCAAAGCGTTCCGAAGCAACAACGGCAAGCAGGTCGGCTTCGTCAACTCCACAACCGACACGAACCAAACCCCGTCGACCGCGTTCGTCATGGGCGCGGCGAACGGTGCGGTATTGCCTGAAAACCATGCCAGCGTTATTTTTGGGGGCAAAGACCGACAGGACAACACAACCCCGTCAAACACCGTGGACAACGGATATACTGACGTAGTTGGAACGGGAACGGGACGAGCTACAGTTGCAGCTCATAAGATATCCAACATCGCCGCAACTATTACGGGGCCAATTACGGTTGCGAACACGGACAACGCTACAGCAGACGATATTTACAGTATGCACGTCGTGCTGCGGGAAATCGAAAATAAGCAACCTAGAATTCTGGGATATGAGGTTCACACAAGAGGCGCTGACGGTTCTTTCGGAATCACTGTTCCCGCAGATGCTACAGGGATTTTTATTACTGTTGGGGGCTATTCAGATGGCGGTTCAGTAGGTCTCGTTTATGAACTGAGTTTGGTTAACGAAAATGCACTAGCATTCTCGCGAGTTGTCCACGAGGCGTGGTACGGCTCGCAGGCGACAAGTACCCAAGTCGACACACTATTTCTAAAAAGCAACGACTCTGGCTGGCAGGGAACCGGCCCGCAAACTGTTTACCACAAAGCCAAGAACGAAAACTATAGCGAAGGCCACAACATACTTATTTGGTATGCAAAGGACTTTGATTTAGATAACCCCATAGTTGACACAGATCACTCGCACGGTGCTGCGGGGGTAAACCCTTGGAATTCCGCGTTGGCAGGTGTTACAGCCAGCGACATGCACGTTTTACCAGTCTACCGTTACAACGGCGGGTTTACGCTAGACATCAACGACCAAACCGAAGTTGTACAAGTGCCAGCGTTTAACGGGGCAGCATTAACGCTCGCTTATAAATACGGCGTTAGCACGATGACGGTTAATTCGTCGAGTACCGTAAAGACTGCATTCGCTTTACGGGGTTCGCCAGCGATAAAAGCCGCCGCGCACTGGCCGCTAGATGAAACGACAGGTACTACAGCAATAGACGAGCGAGGTACATACCCCGCTACGTTAACTAATTTTCCCGCTACCCCGTGGGGCAATGTTTCAGGACGCGATTGCTTAACGTTCGACGGCGTTAATGATCAAGTGACGGCAATTAGTGACGCGGGTTTACGTCCAGCAGATTTAACACTTGGCGCTTGGGTTAATGTCGACTCAACAGGCGCCACCGCGTGGTATCACGTTGCGGGCGAGGGCGATAACTACGGTATTAACGTCGGTTGGTACGGTGGACTGACTGACGCTTTATATTTTTACGCGCACACTTCGAACGGCTGGGAGTCAATCAGCTTTTCGTCAGCGGGCATTCTGGACACAGGTTGGCACCATGTCGGCGCTACGGTTGATGATGCGACTAAAGACGTCAAGCTATACTTAGATTTTGCAGTTGTCGCAACGGGTACACTCCCAAGCTCGATACTTTACACACAACAAAACGGTTCTTTTTGGATCGGTCATTTAAACGATGATCGATTTTTTAAGGGTTCGATTGACGACGTTCGCGTATACAACACGGCGCTATCGCTTGCGCAATTTAGCGCCGAAATGGACGACTTGGGCGGTGGCGGTGGCAATACACCAGTACAGAATAGTTTTTCGTTAACGTGGAACGCTCAAAACGCGGTAGAACAAACAAACTCGTTTTTGTGGAACGCTTTAAACAATATTGCAGCGCAAACGAGCGTCGATTGGGACACTTTGAACGGCGTCTTATCAAGTCGTGAACTGTCATGGTCGCTGGTTGAATCGGTTAATAGCGAACTAGCAATTGAATGGTCGATATTTAACGCGGTCGCTAATTCGCTGCAAGTCGATTGGAACGCGTTAAACACGGTTCTCAATAATCGCCTAGTCCGTTGGAATATTTTTAATCAGACGATTAGTGGGTTTACTGTCGATTGGGAGGTGCTTAGTTCACTGACCGGCGTTGTTTCAACGCTGCAAACCGATTGGAGTTTATTGCAAGCGGTAACAAATCAGGCGGGGCTTGATTGGTCGATACTTAGCACAGCGCAGAACGGCACACAACTACGCTTTAACGTGCTTAATCAGCTAAGTAACAACCTAGACTTAGATTGGTCATTACTTGCAGCGGTCGGCAGCACGGCGCAGCTTGATTGGTCGATTGAAGACCAGCTAGGCAAAGTTTCAAATAGCGCGTCGGTCTCGTGGGGCGTTCTCGCAACGATCAGCAATCAACTTTCTGTTCAACACGACGTGTTGCAGGCGGTCGGTGTTTCAAGCGAATTACGCTGGGATATTGCACAAGCAGTTCAAAACGAGATTCAAGCGAATTGGTCGATTTTGCAAGGCGCAGAAAATGGCGTTTCGCTAACGTGGGATTCAATCGCGCTTGTTAACGGCGGGTTGCAGCTCGCTTGGACGATACAGACCGAATTTGTGCGCCTTCCAATACACCAAATGATTGTTCAGGGTGAAAATCGAGTTATGACGATTCTCGACCCTGATCGAATAATGACAGTCCACTAGATAAATGAATTTAACGAACCCACTTTTTAGTGGGTTTTTTTATACCCAAAGAAAGAGGTTTTCAAAATGGCCGTAATTCCAGCAGATATCAAATTTTTCCTTTCGGGCGGCGCGGCTAATTCCAACGCGAACGCATCATTAGGCGGCGTTAAGTCTTCAGTAGAAATTACTGACGCGGCGTTACACAACTTATTCGATGTTGTATCGAGCGCAGAAGCAAGCGCGGGCGATGTTGAATACCGTTGTTTATATGTCGAAAACACGAACGGCACAGACGACCTTTTGACGGCGGCGGCGTGGATTTCAGCGAACACGCCAAGCGGTGACACGGCACTTGCTATCGGTCTTGGTTCGGCAGCAATCGACGCGACAGAGCAAACCGTTGCAAACGAAGGCGTGGCACCGTCGGGCGTTACCTTTTCAGCACCGGCAAACCAAGGCGCAGGCTTAGCGATTGGAGACCTAGCGGCGGGCGAGCATAAGGCTATCTGGTTGCGCCGCACGGTGTCGTCAGCGGCGGCGGCGTACAATAACGACACGGCAACAATCAACGTTGGCGGCGACACAGGCGCGTAATTATGAGCTTTATACACGACGGTTCAACCATACCAGTAGCACCAGTGAAAGACCCGGACAGCACCATTGATTACGGGTGTGATTGGTCAGCATGGTTAGCAGAAAGTGAAAACATTTCGGCGTCGTCGTGGTTAGTTTCTGGCCTAGACACGAATGATGAAGTGAATAACGGCGTCGTCACAGGTGTGACGTTGTCAGGCGGCACGGTTGGCGAGTCATATCAACTGACAAACCGCGTGACAACGAGTTTTGGCCGTGTTGAAGACCGGTCAATGATTATTCGTTGTTTGAACAAGTAGGGGCATCGAATGACAGTTTATGACGTTACATTTCAACGTGAAGACCATTCACACGCATTACACGATTGGAAATTGGTAGATGATGTGTGTGAGGGTGAGCCAAAAGTCAAGGAGGGGGAAACGACGTATCTACCTATGTTGAACCCCTCTGATCTATCCGAAAAAAACAAAAAGCGATATGAAGGTTTTTTGCAAAGAGCTGTGTTTTATAACGTCACTGGTCGAACACTTGACGGTTTAGTTGGGACCGCGTTTTTGAAAGACCCGGTTGTAACAGTGCCAACCGGTATGGATTATGTGAATGAAAATGTTGACGGTCACGGTGTGTCAGTTGTTCAACAAGCACAAGCGACACTAGCGAACGTGTTGAAAAAATCCCGTCATTGTCTGTTTGTCGATTATCCGAAAACGGAAACTGATGTTTCAATTGCAGCACAACAACGGGCGGGTATTCGTGCAACGTGTGTGTCTGTAGACGCTGAAAACGTTATCAACTGGCGAACGTCACAGATTGGTGCGTTGCACCTTCTGACGTTGGTTGTGATCAAAGAATCGTTCACGGTAATCAGTGAAGACGGGTTCGGACAAGAAGAAAAACCACAATATCGAGCGTTAAAACTGGTCGAAGGTGTTTACACTGTCGAAATTTGGCGTCAATCGGAAGAAGGCAATGACAAAACGACGTGGTTGCTTTATGACACTTACGCACCCAAAAACGGCAAGGGTTCAACGTGGTCATTCATCCCTTTCACATTTGTCGGCGCACAAAACAACGATGCAAAAATTGACAAGCCGGTGCTGTTAGATTTGGCAACACTAAACCTTGCACATTATCGAAATTCAGCATTATACGAAGACAGTTGTTATTTTGTCGGTCATCCACAAGCGTTTATGACGAACCTTGACGAAGAATGGCGTGATTACCTGGAAGAAAAACAAATTGTTATTGGCGGTGGTTCACTGTTACCACTACCCGAAGGTGCGACGTTCGGGTTTGCCCAGGTGGGGCCAAACACTATGGTCAAGGAAGCAATGGACCAGAAAGACGACCAAATGAAAGCATTGGGCGCGCGAGTGCTTCAACCAGGTCAAACCGTTAAGACAGCAACAGAAGCCCAAAACGACAATGAAACTGAACATTCGGTGTTGTCCCTGGCAGCGTCGAACGTTTCTGACGCATACAACCAAATTTTGCAATGGATGGGTGAATTCAACAACATCACCGGAACCATTGAATTTGAACTAAGTACCGACTATTCGGTTCACAAACTAGACGCGCAAATGTTGACGGCATTGGTTGCCGCATGGCAAGCAGGACGTTTACCAAGTTCAGATTTTTGGGACCAAATGCGTGAATATGGTTTGGTTGATCCATCGAAAACAAACGACCAACTTGACGGTGAAGTTGAAGAAGATGGAACCGGTTTAAATTTAGGCGGTGATGATTTTGAATCTCAAGCTGCTTGATGCAACGATCCGCAACCAGGTTTATTTAGAACAACTGAAAGCGGGTCAAGTCGGTCGATTTACGAAGTTTTTGAAGTCGGTCAACGACGATTTAAAGCGACGATTGACACAAGACGACCTGACTGAATATTCACGAACCCGTTTCAATCGTCTGTTGTCGAACGTGAACAAAAACTTGGATGATGCGTTCAAAGGGTTTCAGCAACAGCTTGAACTTGATTTGGTTGATGTGGGTGAATATGAAGCGCAATTTGAAGCGCGGTCACTTGAAAACGCTATCAATCAAGCGGGTTTTGAATCCGTTGTACCAAGTCCGAACCAGGTGAAAGCGGCGATTTTTTCACAACCGCTTTCGGTTCGCGGTGCCGACGGTGGGAAGTTGTTGAAACCATTTGTTGCGGATTGGACGAAAGCAGACAAGGCGCGTGTGATTGGTGCCATCCGTCAGGGGTATTTTGAAGGGCAAACGAACTTCCAAATACTGAAGAACCTACAAGGCACGAAGGCGCGAAAGTACCAGGATGGTGTTTTAGGTGTTGTGGGTCGTAATGGTGAAGCAATCATCCGAACGTCTGTTCAACACGTCGCGAGTGTATCCAGGTTTGAAACTTGGGAACAAAACAAAAGTGTTGTTAAAGGCTACGAATGGCGGTCAACGCTTGATAGTCGAACAAGTACCATTTGCCGCACACTAGACGGTGAAACGTATCAAATCGGGCACGGACCAAAACCGCCGGCACACATTCGTTGTCGAAGTACGACGATTGCGAGCCTTGATAAAAAATATGATTTCTTGGATGAAGGGCGCACACGTTACGCGAAAGGCGGCAACGTTGACGCAAATCAGGATTATTACGATTGGTTGAAAGATCAAACTGAAGAATTCCAAGATGATGTTTTGGGACCGGTGCGGGGCAAGTTGTTCCGCGATGGTGGTTTGGGTGCCGAACGGTTTCGTGATCTTCAGTTAGACAAACGTTTTAGACCTATCACGTTAGATGAAATGCGAAAGAAAGAACCAGACGCATTCAAATTGGCGTTCGGTGGAACCGTTACACCGAAAACAGCGGTGAAACCGAAAGTGACCAAACCGAAAGTAAATGATGGTGGGTTCGAATCAACACCAGCGGGTAAATGGCATTCACGCGCGTTTATTGGATCACGTAAAGGTGCTAGAAAGGTAGCGTTGGAAAATCAAGACGTTGAAGTGTTAAAAGAAACCGGCGGTGCTTGGGCGCGCGGTGGTCAGTTCATCAACATGGGGTCATATTCACTTTCGAAACGTTATGATCAAGACGTTTGGCGGCATGAGTTCGGGCACATCATTGATGTGCGTCGAAGTGGGTCAGTTCAAGGGTACGCGTCTTCGCGTTCTGAATACCGTGAAGCATTAAAAAAAGACGGTGATGAATTCAAGATTGGTAAAGGTGTTGGTAAGCATAAAAACGCCATAAAACGGGTGAAGGCACGTAAAGAAACAGCCCTTAAAAACCGTGGAAAATTGGTTGATATGACAGCCAGCGAAAAAGTTAGTTTTAATAAAAAACTAGCGATGAAAGCAGGGTTGGAGTATGACAAGTTTGTTGAAATGGTTGATTTTTTAACCGGATCAACCAAACATGACGATCTTTCAGGTGCTTATCGTATAGCCACATTAATCGATTCAATAAGATTTAAGGATGTTGAAACATTCTACAGGTACGCGTTGTTCAAGCACTCAGATGGACCCAACAAAGTTTATAAAACGTCAAAAATTGATGGTCACTTGGGTTCATTGTGTGATTTGGTGGGTGCATCAACTCGAAACGTGGTGTGTCCGTCGGGTGCGTTCCCCGGTCACCCAACGTCATATTACGCGGAACGTTCAACAGCGGCACCAACTGAAACATTTGCCAATTTGATGGCGGCATACGGACACCCGAACACTTATGTTTGGGACGTTGTTAGTAAATTAGCGCCAAATATGTCAAAACTATTCTTGGAAATTATCAATGAACAATGACGAATTAATTACGGCATATTATGAGCTTTTTGGATTGTTACCACCGGAACCGCGAGGTGTCGATGAAGAAACCGTATTCAGTGTGATGAAAACACATTTGACCAAAGGGGAACGAATACCTGACGATTATGATTGGTATAGAGATTTCCCAAAGGACGTTGATATTTAATATCAAAGAATAACCAGAACCCGCCTAGTGCGGGTTTTTTTATGCCTGGACAGTGACCAGGTGAATTGAAAAAAAAAGGCGGTGCCAACAAATGTTAAAAGCAATTTTAGATTCAATGGACGGTGTGGACGAGTCGATCCACGGATTCTATCAAGAGAAAGACGGTAAATTTCACCTTGAAGTTGACGGTTTGGAAGATACAGGGGCGTTAAAACGTGCGAAAGACCACGAGAAAAACGCGCGCAAAAGTGCGGAAGAGAAAGCGACAAGCCTTGAGGCTCAAATTGCAGAATTAACCGGGCAAATTGAACAAATCAACGATGATAAATCACGCGGAAACGGTGATGTTGAAGCGCTTGAAAACTCGTGGAAAACCAAACTATCAAACCGTGAAAATGAATTAACCGGTCAGATTGATACGTTGAAAGGTTCGTTGAATGAACTGTTGATTGACAGCGTGGCGGGCCGAATGGCCGCTGAAATTGCAACAGAAGGCAGCGCGGGTGTGTTAGTTCCACACATTCAAAACCGTCTAGGCGTTGAAGAACGCGACGGGAAAATGATCACAGTAGTGAAAGATTCTAGTGGTAAACCGTCAGCCACCACGGTTGACGAGCTACGACAAGAGTTCAAAGACAATCCGGTGTTTGCACCGGTAATTGTTGGCAGTAAAGCCAGCGGGGGCGGTGCTTCTGGTGGTGATGGGGGCGGTGCCTCAAAACTTGATTATTCAAAGGCAACTCCAAAGCAGATTGCCGACCATATTAAGGCTAAACGAGGTAATTAATTATGTCCTTATCAGATTTACAGGTATTTTCAGATTTTGTTTATCAGTCCAGCACCGAAATGTTGGATCAACAAGTTGCACTTTTCAACGGTGCTACACGCGGCGGGATCACTTTGCGTTCAGGCGCAAACACGGGTGATTTCAGCGATGAGGCACACTGGAAGAAGATTTCAGGTTTGGTGCGTCGTCGTAATGCTTACGGTTCTGGTGCTGTAACCGCAGCAACCATGGAACATTTGCTAGACACCAGCGTTAAAGTTGGAGCGGGTACACCCCCGGTCGAGATCGACCCTGGCATGTTGCGTTGGATTCAGCGTTCACCGGAAGAGGCGGGTGTTGTTATCGGTCAACAAATGGCGGGTGACACGTTGCAAGACATGTTGAACACCGCGTTGATGGTCTTCACCAACGGTGTTGGTCAAGTGGCAAACGTTGTTCACGACGGCACCGGCTCGGTGGGTAGTCTGGCGGCGTTGAATCAAGGCGCTGGCAAGTTTGGTGATCAGTCACAAAACATCGTTGCTTGGGTCATGCACTCAAAAGTGATGACTGACATTTACGGAACCGCATTGGCGAACAGTGAACGCTTGTTCGAGTTCGGCAACGTTAACGTCATGCAAGACGGGTTTGGTCGTCCATTGATTCAAACTGATTCGCCTTCGTTGGTGACCGGTTTGGTTCATCACGTTTGCGGTCTAACACCTGGCGCGTTACTTGTTGATCAGAACAACGATTTTGATTCAAACGTCCAAACGAACAACGGTGACGAAAACATTGGTCGAACGTATCAGGCTGAATGGTCTTACAACGTTGGGTTGAAGGGTTTCCGTTGGGATAAAGCAAACGGTGGGTCATCGCCAAACGATACGGCGTTGGGAACTGCTACAAACTGGGATCGTTACGCCACATCTGATAAAGATTTGGCCGGTGTAATCGTCAACGTTGACTAGCATTTGAAGGGGTCCGTGTGACCCCTTTTTCTTTTTCTAATTGAACAAAGGTGAAAACATGAAAACCCTATATTTTGTGGCTGGCTTTGCCAGTGACAAACAAAAAGAATTGGCAAAAAAAGCATTTGCAAACATCCGAAATTCACTGATTTATCAAAAAGGTGAATCGCTTGAAAATTGTGATGAAGTGATGGGTGACATTCCAGCGGAATACGCGGAGAAATTCAAAGTTTCTTCACACGATAAAGCAACTAAACAGTTGTTGAAACCGGTAAAACCCAAAGCACCAGCGAAGCCCAAAGCACCGGTAAAAGACGAAACCCCGGCGAAAGACGAAACCGGTGAAACTGAAAAGTAAAAAAGGCGATAAACCATGGCTTTGATTTTAGAAGACGGGACGGGGTCAAACCCGAACGCGAATTCATATATTACGGTTGAGAAACTACGTTCTTATGCGGATTTGCGAGGCGTTGACTTGACGAAACTTTTGAACATCGAAGTTGAACGTCTGATTGTCAAAGCCATGGACAAGCTAGAAAACCCAAAAATGAATTTCAAAGGTTTTCCGACGAGCGATTCACAACCGCTAAAGTGGCCGCGTTCTGGTGTTTATGACGTTGAACGACCCGGTAAAATGTCGAAAGTGGATGAAATACCGCGTTTGCTCGAACAAGGTTTGACGGCGTTGGTGTTTGAAGAGTTGGAAGGTGAACCAGAACAACGGGTCACTAAACGCAAACTAGGTGATTTAGAAATCGTTTATTCAAGCGACACACCAAAGCAAAATTTCATAAGCGCGTTTGATAGCTCGAAAGCGTTGCTTGCGCCGTTGCGTGAATCAAATGGGTTCGGGATGGTGCGCGGATGACTTGGGTTGATGATTTGATCCGTGCGGAAGGTGTTGAACTAACGTTGATCCGTGAAGCCGGTGGTGATGTTGATCCGGTGACAGGTAAACGCGCAACGTCTACGTCTGAAACATTTAAACCTTTCGGTTTCCCTTCGAAAGATAGCGAAAAGCTCGCAAAACTTGTGAATGGGGTGTCGTTGAATGATCGAACATTTAAGTTAGACACCACGGTTCAGCCTGAATTGGGTGACCTGATTACAATCGAAGGTCAAACGTTCACAGTTCGTGAAATTGACATTCCTTACATGGACGGAAAACCCGCGTGTTTTGTCGTCGGGTTGGTTAAATAATGGCGTTTGGTGACCAAATCCGTGACGCACGGGAAGAAATAATCACTGACGTTGATGACTATCGGAAGGCCATCACGATAAAACTTTTTAATTCTGTTATCGATGACACACCCGTTGACACCGGGCGTTTACGGGGAAATTGGCAGACCAACGAAGGCAGCGCAAAGAAAGACGAAGTTGACAGAACCAACGGTGATGAAGCGAAAGACGAAGTGGTTGAAATCGTCGATTCTTCAAAATCAGACACCGTGGTTCATTTAACGAACAATTTACCGTATTCAAACCGTGTCGAGTTTGGGCGCACAGGTGGAATGATGCGCAAAAACCTAGCACGAATACAACAAATTTTAAGGGGTCGCAAATGATCGGTGACATACGTTCAGCAATCGTTCAGGCGTTTGAAAACGGTAATTTTGGTTTGCCGGTGGTTTATGAAAACACCAGTGAAGACCAACAAGCGGGTCAACCGTGGTGTGAATTTTCGTTTACACCAAACACCCCGGACGTTCTGACATTGGGTGACGACGGTGAAAATGAACACACTGGTTTTGCCCAGGTGAATTTGAACTATCCGTTAAACAGTGGGATTGGTGATTCAATGGATAAAGTCGCTGAAATTATGGCGGCTTTCAAAATTGGTACTGACCTGATTTACAACGGTCAAACTGTCACCGTGACCCGTTGCGGTCAAGACCGGGGAGGTCAGAACGAAAACGGGTTCTATCAATCCGTTGTTTCAATCGAGTGGCGCGCAATAACGCCACGTTAAACAAACACAATTTTTATGAAACCCGCTTTTTGCGGGTTTTTTTATGTCTGAAAGAAAGAGGGTTTCATTATGTCCGACGGTAGCCGCCACGGTTTACGATACATTGAAGAATCAACATACGGTGTTACACCAGCAACACCCACATTCAAGCCGGTGCGACACACAAGTTGCACACTGGCACTTTCTAAAAACTCAAGCCAATCAAACGAGTTGCGACCAGACCGCCAGGTTGCAGATTTACGTCATGGTGCTTACCAAGTAGGTGGTGACATTGGTATTGAACTTTCAACGTCTTCGTTCGATGACTTGATTGAAGCGGTTATGGGCGGCACTTGGAATGCTAACGTGCTTTTAGCGGGTGTGACTCGTCGATCATTCACGATGGAACGTTATTTTGCAGACATCGCGGGAATTGATAAACCATTTCACCGTTTTACTGGTTGCGAAATGAATTCAATGTCGTTGTCAGTCACGCCAGACGCACGGGTCACCGGATCATTTACGGTTCTAGGCCGTGGAATGAATACAGACACAGCGATTGTGACCGGTGCTACTTATGACGCCGCTGAAACAACGGACGGTTTAGACAGCTTCACAGGCACGTTGACCGAAGGTGGTTCAACGATTGGTGTCATCACTGAAATTTCTTTGAACGTTGCGAACGGTCTTGAAGCAAAACCGGTTGTTGGTTCCAAAGAAGGCGCGCGCCCGTCAATTGGTCTTTCCCTGGTCACGGGTCAAATCACAGCGCATTTCGAAAACTCGGATTTGTTGGACAAGTTCATCAATGAAACCGAATCGTCGATCGTTTTCACGTTACCGGACAGCGCCGGGAATAGCTTTGAATTTGAACTACCTCGCGTGAAATACAGCGGCGGGCAACCT